ATGGAGATTGATCAACGTTGGATTGTTCAGCATGCTGCGGATCGTCAGGAATACATTGACCAAGCACAAAGCTTAAATGTATTCTTCCGTCCCGACAGTCATATCAAATACATACATGCCGTGCATTTCCAGGCCTGGAAGTCTAAATTAAAAACCATGTATTATTGCCGCTCAGACAAAATTGCCAAGGCAGATAAAGTAAGCAAGCGCATTGAGCGTGAGGTAATCAAAGAGATCGATCTAACTGCTCTAGCCGAGGGTAATGAGTGTTTGGCCTGTGAGGGATAATTGAAACTTCGTGAAACAAAAATTGAACCGTTTATTACGGCCCGGGTATTTAACGAGTCACAATTAAACAGCATCATAGATCTGGGCTATGAACAGATACAGGAAGAAAGTCGCCTGGCTCAGGGTGAAAATGATTCAGATACTCGAACCTGTAAGATTAGCTGGATTTATCCTGGAGAAAAAAGTCAATGGATATTTGACACCATAATTGCAGGATTTGTTAAATTGAATCAGGAAAATTATGGATTTGATCTGGATCAGTTTGAGCCACTACAGTTTACCCGCTATGACGCAGGACGCAGAGAGTTTTATGGTCCTCATGTAGATTGTGCCTATGGCATTGTCAGTCAGATGACCAGCCGTAAGTTAAGCATGACCATACAGTTATCAGACACTGATGATTATACTGGTGGTGATTTAAAGCTGCATGTAGGACATAAAAAGCCCATATCAGTACCCAGAGAACGTGGCACGGTGATAGTATTTCCCAGCAACATCATGCATGAAGTAACTCCAGTAAAGTCAGGTCGCAGATACAGTCTGGTAACCTGGGCACATGGACCTTTGTTTAGGTAAAATATGAAAATAGGATTTAATTGCAGTAGTTTTGATTTACTGCATGCTGGGCATGTTACCATGCTTAAAATGGAAAAAGAACGCTGTGACTATTTAAAAGTTGCACTGCAGACTGATCCAACCATGGATCGACCGGGCGTAAAGAATCGTCCAGTACAAAGCATTTATGAACGATACGTGCAGTTACAGGCCTGCAAATACGTTGATGAGATACTAGTTTATGATACCGAAGCTGAGTTATTAAACTTGATCATGACACAGACCATTCACATCAGATTTTTAAGTGAGGAGTATCTAAACCGAGACTTTACAGGCAAACAGTATTGTATTGACAGAGGTATAGAATTATATTATCATCCAAGAGAACACACATACAGTAGCAGCGATCTAAGAAAACGAACCTATGAGCTAGAAGCTCTTAAACGCAATGTATCAGATCCTGTCATAGAAATACCACAACATTCAACACAATTAATCAACAAGGACAACCATGAAAAAGATTTTCTTATTAGCAACAATATTGACTATGTTCGTTTTGACGACCCTCACTAATAGCTGGGCCAAACCCGCTGCAGGTGTCATACATAATTTTAAAGTTACAGCAGTCAAAGACGGTGATACAGTAGTCATAGAGGCACCTTATTTGCCAGCTCCGCTTAAACAGCAGTTAAGCATACGAATACTAGGTGTCGATACTCCAGAAAAAGCTCCCCGTGCTAAATGTGATCGAGAAGCAGCAGGCGGTGCAGCTGCAACAGAATTTACCAAGAAAGCCGTGGCCAATGCCAAACAGATTCAGGTTGAACTGGTAGATTGGGACAAATTTGGTGGACGTGTGCTGGGTGATGTTATATTAGATGGTCAAAGATTGAGTCAGTTATTGATTAAAAATAATCTAGCTCGCCCATACTTTGGTGAAGCTAAACAAAGCTGGTGCAACTAGTATGTCAACCAAATACAAACTGACCGAAACACGAGACTTCTTTAAACCTTTTAGTTATCCCTGGGCCTATGACAGCTGGCTCAAACACGAACAGGCGCATTGGTTACATACCGAAGTGCCCATGATGGAAGATGTTAAAGACTGGAAAAAGAAATTAACTGCTGAAGAAAAACTATTTCTTACCAACATATTCCGCTTCTTTACACAGGGAGACATTGACGTAGCTGGTGGATATGTAAAAAACTACTTACCTTACTTTCCTCAGCCTGAAATTAGAATGATGCTCATGGGCTTTGCTGCGCGCGAAGCACTGCACATAGCTGCTTATAGCCATTTGATTGAGACCCTGGGCATGCCCGAGTCGACTTATAATGAATTTCTACAATATCAGGAAATGAAGGATAAGCACGATTATGTTACGGAACTCAGTTCGAAAAACGGTGACCTTGCTTCAACTGCAACACACATCGCGGTGTTCAGTGCTTTCACAGAGGGCATGCAGTTGTTTAGTAGTTTTATTATGCTGCTTAATTTTCCTCGTCATGGTTTAATGAAGGGCATGGGACAGATTGTTACCTGGAGCATTGTTGATGAAACCATGCACGCAGAAAACATGATCAAGTTGTTCAAAGAGTTTATCAAAGAGAACAACGAAATCTGGAACGATGACCTAAAAAGCCGCATATATACCATAGCAGAAAAAATGGTTGAGCTCGAAGACAAATTTATTGAATTAAGTTTTGCCAATGCAGAAATGCGCGACCTCAAACAGGAAGACGTAAAAGAATATATCCGATACATTGCTGACCGCAGATTGATTAGCCTGGGTCTCAAGGGCATCTTTAAACGCAAGAAAAATCCATTGCCCTGGGTTGAGGAGATGATTAATGCTCCGGTTCATGGCAACTTCTTTGAAAACCGTGTTACAGATTATGCAAAAGGTGCTTTAAGTGGAAATTGGAACGACGTCTGGGCCTAGAATAGCAGTTGCCTCCATGCAACGCAACGAGGCCCAATATATTTTAGAATGGTTTAGTTATTATTTAATCAATGGTGTAAACCATTTTGTAATCTATAATCATCAGAGCACCGATGAAACTCAGAGCATTTATGAACGCTTAAAGGCTGCGGGTTATTCTATTGACATTTACCACAGAGAAGGTTATAATGTACATTATCCCATGCTGGAGCATGCACTAACTGAAGTGCTGCCAACTGTGGATTGGTTGATCTTTGCTGACATGGACGAGTTTTATTTTCCAGTTAATCTGTCATCAATACAAGAGGTTCTAGATGAATACAGTGAAATGGAAGCAAGTGCTTTGGGCATTTATTGGTGCGCTTTTGGGTCTAGTGGCCATGTTTCTAACCCAGAGTATGTTACTCGCGATTTTAATCATAGGGGCGAGTTGTCTATTAGCACAAATCACCACATGAAAAGCATAGTCCGTGGACGTGGTCTGGCCGGACAGGTTCGAGGAACCAATCCCCATGTGTTTACAACGGAAAAGGGAACTATTGATGTACTAGGCAATGTTATACCGGCCTGGGCAGGACATAATGCAGCTGGTCCTATTACACATTACATAATGCGCATCAATCACTATCAGTGCAAGAGTTGGGAATATTTTAAAACAGTAAAACAGGCCCGGGGTTCAACTGCTGATAGAAGTCCAGATGCTCCAGGTGCACAGATACCCGACAGTGTATTTCACGATTACGATTATAATGACATAGAAGATAATAGTCTTTGGAATAAATTTGGTGATAGAATTCTTAAACAGATGGAAATTTTGAAGGAACAAATAGCATGATAGTATTAGCTACAATGCACGATAAAAATTATAAGACGCTGGCCGACGAAACCTGGGAAGGCAACAAGGTTCAGTATGCTGAGCAACATGGCTATGGATATTTGGCCAAGACCGAAGACTTTTATGGATTTCCTCCAGGCTTTGAAAAAATTCAGTTCCTCCTAGATACATTTGAAGCCTATCCTGATATTAGCTGGATCTGGTGGACTGGAACAGATAGCATGGTCATGAATTTTCAAACTAAAATTGAAGACAAAATTGACGACCAGTATCATGTCATCATGAGTGCAGACTTTAATTTTAACATTAACTGTGATAGCATGCTCATAAAAAATAGCACAGAGGCTCGTGAATGGCTACAGGAAATCATGGACAACATGCCTACCTATGGCAACCATCAGTTTAAAGAACAACAATACATGTTGGATAGCTTTGATAAGTATACAGACATCATACAGCTTAAGCCGCAAAATTACATGAACAGTTATGAATATAGAATGTACAAGGTTGCTCCATGGAACTATAACAAGACAGTTGATGTCAATGGCGATCGAGGACAATGGGAATCAGGTGATTGGTTGGTGCATTGGCCAGGCACTCAGCCCATGGAACGCATGGAATTAGTCAAGGAATACAAAGAAAAAATTATTTATTAACGCGGGGTTGAAATGAAGCAAGAAATTTTGTCATTAGTCGAGAAGTACATACAGGAAAAGAATGCCAACAAGACCTGGACTGCAGGTCAGGACTTTGTTAACTATGCTGGTCCATTATATGACGAAGCCGAAATTACTGCAGCCGTAGGTAAACTGTTGGATGGCTGGTTGGTCATGGGCAATGACTGTGCTCGTTTTGAAAATAAATTTCCCCGATACTTTGATAAACCCAATGGCGTCCTGACCAATTCAGGATCTAGTGCCAACCTCTTAATGATGTCAGCGTTGAAATCTAAACGCGGACATAACCTTCCACCGGGCACCAAGGTGCTCATGCCCATTGCAGGGTTTCCAACCACGCTCAACCCTACTCTGCAAGTGGGCTTTACTCCAGTGTTCGTAGACATAGAGCTCGACACACTTAATCTGGATCTGGATCAGGTCGAAGACGTTCTGATCAGCAACCCAGATATCAGAGTCATAACTTTTGCTCATGTGCTGGGCAATCCTCCAGACATGGATAAATTAATGGCTCTGGTCAACAAGTATAACTTAATCCTATTAGAAGACTGCTGTGATGGTCTGGGTACTACCTATGATGGTAAACTTCTGGGCAGCTTTGGTGAAATGGCATCAT